CGAGAGTTAAGGATGCAGCCAGTATTGGGGGCACATTCATGACAGGTACATACTTATAATTGTTGGTCTTATGTGGAAGACGCAATGTCATGCCTTGTTCAGGTCTGCCGCTCATGGCGGTTGCTGGTATGGTCGTAGCAGCGGGTGCTCCATCGTACGACAAAATGGTCGTACCAATGGGGACGCTTCTAGTCCAAAGTGTGCCTGCTCCAAAAACCTGACCGGAAATTCCCGTAGTAGGTTGTGAGGATGTTGCTGAGTAAGTGGTCACTAAGCCTACTTCATTCAAAGTGTTTTCATTCTCCCAAGCTCGAATCACACCTGAGCACGTGTTAACCGGGCCAGTATACCTGATGGCATGAGTCTGAGCGACTATGCGAAGTGTAGCTCCGTTGTAGACATCAAATGCATTAGATGTTGAACCAGGGGCGGTATAAGCCTTGGCTAACGAAGCGAATTGCTCCGGTAATCCAAAACCACCACTGATGATTCCAGGGTTGGCAGGGAGAGTGAAACCGTTTAAAACGGCATCTCCTCCTGGAGAAATGAGCATTCCAGGACAAGGAACCCAAGGATTGAATTGCAATGAAGCAGTCTTGGCTCCTGTTCCGGTGAATGATAGGCGATCAACTGAATAAAAGCAGATCTTAAGAGCTCTTGTGTTGCTTCCATCAGGAACTCTAGGAAGAGTCCGAGGTACACAACAATGGAGTCGTGCCTGCACATATGGTTTAGTCGCATGTGAGGCTTTGATGTTCATTTTATTCATCGATTTTGTTAGGGTGTTAATAATCGTAGCTGGGCTACGAGGTTTGTTATTTCCACCTAGATTGTTTTTGTTCTGACGCTTTTGGCGCCTTTTCTTGTTGTTTTCCTTCAACTTTTTAGCTTGCGCTTCTGTCAAAGGTCGAACGAGTTTGCTACGTTGCTTACGAGGCATGGTTTTTAGTTTTTATTATTTGAGCCCCACCTGCTCACAGGACTTAGATTAAGCTGCTCTATAAAAGCGCTTATTTTGGGGAAATCTGGATGGTATTCCAATTGATCAGTCAATTGCATTAACTGCATGTCATACTCAAATTCTGTTTTAAACTTAGTGTGTAAGAAGTTCATCAACATCTTTCCAGCGTTTAGCGGGAAAGACACTCCGTCTTCGTACCATCTAGAACAGAACTCAAATCCTTTCTCTACCCTTTGATAGTCCTTGAGTTTCCACCCCAAGCTTTCGTAACGAGCTTCTGCTCCAGCTATGAAGCTTTCTACAGTGTCATCTCCAGCAGCAATGGCTTTGTCTGCTCCAATCAAAAATGCAAGTAAAACTCGCATAAAAGAATTGTCGCGACTGGTCTTGTATTTGCCAGAGTTTACTATTCCTCTGTAATGTGGGGCAACCATAAGTCCATCTGAAAATTGATAGACTGATTCAGACTCAATAATCGGTTCCAAAGAGATCAACTTTATCCAATCGGGAGAAGGGTTGTTACACAGCTTAATCTTCGCTGTGACACAATCCTCCATCAACCAAAATTTACAACTCCAATCCCATTTATTTATATCGGCAAAAGCCATATTTCCATGGGACATGATGTCATCGTACACAAGTTGGTTGTCTTCTCTGGTAAAACCTATACCTGGTTTAGAAGGAATTCTCGCCCAGTTCGCAATTTCTAGTTTATGTAGGGGAGCATTAAGCAGCATTTCTATTGCTTTGTCTATTATCGAAACAGACATTATGAGTCTAAACCTTCCTTCTTGTAGTTTAGTCTTTTTATGGGGCTCGTTTTTAACAAACACTCTGACCGGGTCGCATAGCCCATAATTTATGCGATCTTGTCGGCTCATCTTTGCAATCTCTTCATTGGACAAAGCTAAACGCTTCTCTATACGGTCCAAGACTAGTTCATTAAATTCTGAACCCATTCGCGCCATGAGTTGGTCATTTCTAACCGCCTCTAACGCGTAAGGAGATCCTGGACTGGAGTCGGCCTTTATTAAAAGCTTGATGTTGTCAATTACTTGATTCCAATCTCTTCGATTGTACTTATGCAAATATGTGGGGAGTGTGTGGCGTACGTAGTGAGGAATGACGCGAGCCAAAGCGTCTTCTCTTAGTTCTTTTGAGGGAGGGGGGGAGTCTATAAAAGCATCGCATTGCAGCTTGAAGCTGGTCTTTTCAGCCTTCGCATCTCTGCTAGGCCATCCGTATTTATTAAATTCGGGAAAAGCTTCTACTGCTGCTTTCCATTCGCTAGACTCCGCCTGCTCTTTTGGGGAGCGGAATGTGCACGAGGAGCGCCCAATTGCTGATGAGAGCTCTGAGAAGGGTTTAGGGCCTTCGAACCACTTGCACCATTCGCCCCACCTCTCAGCGGGGCTTTGGAGTTTAAAGGAACCGCAGGAATTCCCTCTGCGGCTGCCTTTCTGTGGCGCGGTCTCCTCCGTCTGGTTTTAAACTCTTCCGGCTGGGAGCTTTCGCCCCATGTTTTTCTCTCTACATCAGGTCGCGGAACTGCTGCTTCCTTGACGCTCTTGTTGAGTTTTGTGTTTTGAGATAAAACTTCAACAAAGTAAGCATCTTCGGTTTTACAGCCAAATGGGCCCACACGCTTGCTAGTTGCAACTGCTAAGGTATCCTTAGGTTGACCTTTTGCAGCATACGGCAAGGTTGTTTTAACCACAGCCGTATATGGTTGCACTTTCTTCGTGTCCAAGGCTTGCGCTAATTGCTTAGTCACAGCCACCTCTTTTGGCAAGTCTTTAGCTTTCAATTGCAGTTCTTGTGCTTCCGCTTTTCTCACCTCTACTGGTTTCTTCCACGAACAGGGGTCTTTATTCAGGGATTCAGCGACGATTGATTCAAAGTTGAATCTTTTGACCAGATGGTCCATGACTACCTTCGAAATCTTGTCTATCATCTCCTGTGGGAGACTATCTTTGAGAGATTCTTGCGTTGCTTTTGCTGTTTCCTTCTTAACTTCAGTAATGTTATCATTATCCAAAGCCTTTCTTAAGGCGTAACCGCAACTCTTACAATTATAGCCTGCTTTTAGATGTAGGAGGCCACACTTGGAACAACTCCAGGGGCTTTCTTTCCTGTATCGACCACCTTTAATTCGTTGTTGCATATGGTTCTTTCTCTCTTCATTGTCTACTCTCTGTTGCAGCACATACAACTTGTGCGCTGTACCAGCTCCTTCATCAATTCCGTGAGTTAATTCGAACTCATATTCCTCCAATTGCTCTCGATTTATACTTTTCTCGTATCCAGCCATTTGCTCAGCCCAAGTCATGAGACGAACTTCGTCTTTTGAGCGAGGTTCGTATTCCATATAAGTGAAATCTTCTTCCTGGTTGTCAAACTCTGAGAAATCGTACTTGGTGCGGTAAAACTCTTCCAAATCTACTTCGTGAAAAACTTCAGCTGAAGCTAACACATCGGTGTTGGTCGGAGATTCTTTTCCGTACTTTCTCAAGAAAGGAGGTACAACACCAACGTTGAACAATCCATCAGGAGAAGATTCTACGTGAATTCCTACAATCCTGTGGTGTACGTCCAAAATTGGGGCTCCAGATGAACCTACTATCGTACTAGCGGGGTATTTTATGTGCCATGGTTTTTCATGCCTAGTTGGTATCGCCCTTGTATAAACTGGCTTATTGTCCATTATCTGGTAAATGGCGATTCCACTGCCCATGGCTAGACGGTCGGCGGTTTTTCCTATTTTCAACTGTAATTTTGACAAAACTGGGAGAGGAACTCTTAATACTAGATAATCCAGTTGCTCTGTGACTGAGCAACTCAAAACATCTGCTCTTATCTGATTCAACTCTATCTCCAGATTGCCTTTACATACCTTAACGATCGAATTTCTATTGTAATCCAAAACATGATATGCAGTCAAAAGACACACCTCATTCATGTACCGTACGCAAGAAAAATGACCAATTACGGTGTCGTCAATACGAAAAACTCCTTGAAAATCTGGGAGTTTATCCGTGGGCCTAGGAACTGATTTAACTATCATAGTCTCTTTTGTAGCTAATTCTCCATTAATTCTCTTTGGAGATTTAGCCAAGTGCGCTTTGATTTGATCAGCTTCATCATCAATGTACACGCGAGTGAATTCATCAGCTGCAACATATACACCGTTTTCATCGTACTGTAGTCTAGTGTAGACTCGCTTCAAGGGCAAGACACCCGAGCTTTCCAACACTTCCATCTCCTCATCGTATTTGCTGGCGGCTCTATGCTTTAGATATTTTATATACCAATTGCGCAATGCCACAAAAGGTGACAAGGCACAGCAAGCCATGCAGCAGCTCAACCGAGATATGAGTCTTCCGATTACTATTATAGGCCAAAAAGTGTAGTACAAGATAAGCTTTAGTACTGGCCAGATAAGCTTCACCACAAATATACCCGCTGCAAAGAGCAAAACGGCCGCTATCAATAATATGATCAGACCGAATTTGCTGTGAGTCATGGTGTCTATGGGATGCTCAACTGCTTCCTTAATTTCTTCAACGATCTTCTCTGTTTCCAGGGAGGCATTGGCTATTACTTGTACAACCTTTTCTACAGTTTCTGCCAACTTCTTAAAAGTGGCTCCGTCTACATAAGGCTTTCCCTTATCATCCCACGTGTCCTGGGCTTCCCAGGGGCCAAAACCCTCGCGTTTGACTCGTTCTCCACACAGTGGGGTTAGAGTGATAAATAAAATATTGATTAAAAATAAAATCTCTACACAGACCATCCTATTCGAA